GTTAAAAATGATAAAAAGAAAAGGTTTAAGAAGTCAAGTACACTGTGCCTCTAATTATAAATCAGACGAATGGTTTAAACAAGCATTTGAGGCCTGTCCTGAAGCACAATGGTGGTTTGGTATAGATGGATTACCTGAAGATAGTCACAAGTATAGAATAAATCAAGATGGTGAAATGCATTCTAAAAGATTAAAAATGGCAAGACAGATATTAACTAGAAAACCTATATGGCAATATATTGTTTTTGGTTACAATCAACATGATATAGAAAAGGCTATGAAAATGGCTGAAGATATAGATGTTATTTTTAGTGTCATAAACAGTGGTAGGTGGGACAACAAAGCTCCAGATAAACTAGCTCCTAAAGACGGAAAAGGAATTAAAGCAAATGAATATGAAAAATAAAATTAAATTTAATTTTCCACACGTAAGTGAATATGAAGAAAAAGGAAAAATAGGAACTAATCATACTAAACTATATGATGATGACGGTAATATAATATCAGATGAAGAAAATAATATCAAAAGCAATGTTGGAATAAAACCTATGTGTATTAGAGGAAACATGAACTTGGCCGTAACTAATAGAGGTCAATTATTACCTTGTTGTAAGTGTGATACTCATAGAATGATGAAAGATCCGGAGTTTAAAAAATTAGTGGATAATAGTTATCTTACAGATTACAATAGTGTAAATGACATATTGAATAATGATTATTACAAAGCCTTTCAAGAGTCATTAGAACGCAATAGAGGTCCTTTTGCTTGTTGGGATCTTTGTAGAACTAACAAAGAAAAAGGTAGACAAGAAATGACAGTAGCCGTAAAGGGTGAATTAAAAATATGGGAAAGAAAATAATATAAATAGTAGTATGAAAAATTTATTAAGATCAATACTAGGTATATTAGTAGTAATAGTATGTATTAAAGTGTTTGCTTTATTCGTATTCTTATGTTATATTGGATTTTTTGTACCTGAATCACCAAATCCTCTAGAAAGTATTGAAGATAAAATAGAACAAGTTGAAAAAAAAGAGCGTGTTTTAACTGAAAATGAAAAAGAACTAGAGAAAAAATCTACTGAAAAAGATTGGGAAGAAGTAGATAAAGCAACAGATAAATAGTATTATGACAACACTAAAAAACAGACAGCCTACAAAATTAGACTATGCAAGTCCAACACAATTTAAATTTGGTATAGCTAAACTACCAAAGGTAGAATATTTTTGTACAGCTGCGACAGTACCTGGAATATCATTAGCCAATACACCAGCACAAGCAACACCACTTAAAGACATACCTTTACCTGGTGATAAGTTAGATTATGAAAGACTTGTTTGTACTTTTTTGGTAGATGAAAATTTAGAAAACTATCAAGAGATACATGGTTGGTTAAGAGGTTTAGGTTTTCCTGAAGATAACAAAGAACATCAAAATCTTTTAGTAAGTGGTAACGATAGATTTCCTGGTAGTACAAGCAATGTATTAGGTGAAGCAGGCCGAACAAAATATGCACCACCAAAAACAGGTGGTCTTTTTTCAGACGCTACGTTAAATGTGTTATCAAACAAAAATAATTCCGTAATAGAAGTTAGATTTAGAGACGTATTTCCTATTTCTCTATCTGGCCTCTCTTACAACCAACAAGCAACAGATGTTGATTATCTTACAGCAACTGTTACATTTGATTATAAGATATACGACTTTGCTGTAAAAGGCGCAAGTCGGACAACAGTTACAACATCTTAATAAATAAGACTAGTAACAAAATGAAAGAAAAGTGGAGATATAATGGACCTAGAACAGCTACAAAACGAAACAGATAAAGATTTAAATATTAACGATATAGAGTTAGATTTAGAGTCTTTAAAAACACCTCAATTACATAACAAGTATTTAAAATACTTAACAAAATTTAAATTACTATTAACACGTGCTGAAGATGAGTACAGAATTGTTAAAAGAGTAAAATGGGAATACTATACAGGCAAAGCCGATCAACAAGTATACGTAGATAAACCTTTTAATTTTAAACTATTAAAGGTAGATGTACCACAATATATTGATTCCGATCCTGAAGTACAAAAGTTAAATCAAAAAGTAAAATATTTAGAGACGGTTGTTGACTTTTTAGATAGAACGTTAAGACAAATAACTAATAGAACGTTTACTATTAAGAATGCAATAGACTGGAAAAGATTTACTAGTGGAGCAGTATAGTGTATTTAACTAATAACAATTGTATTTCCGTATCTACATTTCCTGAAGATTGGTGTCAGAGAGTAATAGAAAATTCAGAGAAGTTAAGAATACAACAAGCAGCCATACAAGACGGCAACAATAATAATAGAAGTTCCAAGGTTGCCTGGATTAAAGAAAATGATGAGTTATATAAATCTATAGAAGATGTAATTTTTAATCATAATGTAAAAGCAGAATGGAACTTTGATTTAAAAGAATTTGAACCTTTTCAGTATACAATATACGAACAAGGAGACCACTATGATTGGCACATAGATTCACATACTAAGCCTTACCCTAATGGTTTTATTAGAAAGATAAGTTTTACTTTATGTTTAAATGAAGATTATGAAGGAGGAGAATTTGAGATTGCAAGTTTAAATCCTAAAGGAGTTAATCAAAATATAAAGTTTAAAGATAAGTTTACAACAGGTACATTGATATCTTTTCCCTCATTTAGTTGGCATAAGGTACATCCGGTGACCAAAGGAATAAGAAAGGTTTTAGTAGGTTGGATTGTCGGTCCTCCTTTCGTGTAATGCCAGATATAAGATACATCATAATTGACAAAGTAAACGATGTCTATTTAAAAGTAGACGCTGACGCCTCTATACGTAGAGAGTTATCAGAGTATTTTTGTTTTGAAGTACCGGGTTATAAGTTTGTTCCTGCATATAGAAACAGAGTATGGGACGGAAAAATAAGATTATTTTCTTATGCAACTGGTCAAATATATGCCGGTTTGTATCCTTATATACTTAAATGGTGTGAAGATAATAAGATACAAGTAGTAGATGGTACTAAAACAGTTGATACTAAAGTTGATTTAAAATTAGTAGAGGCATTTACAAAAGCTCTTAAAGTACCTATGGAAATAAGAGACTATCAAAAAGAGGCATTTATACATGCAACTAAAAAAAATAGATGTTTGTTATTATCTCCAACAGCCTCTGGTAAATCACTTATAGTATATCTATTAGTAAGATTTAACATGTTAAGACTAAAAGAACAAAACAAGAAAATCTTAATTATAGTACCAACCACATCATTAGTAGAACAATTAACAAAAGACTTTGGTGATTATGGTTGGAACATGAAAAACGTACATAAGATATATCAAGGACACGATAAAGATACTAATAAAAACGTTGTTATATCTACATGGCAATCAATATACAATCAACCAAAAGTATGGTTTAAACAGTTTGGTATGGTCATAGGTGACGAAGCACACTTATTTAAGGCAGTTTCACTCACAAAAATAATGACTAAACTAGAAAAATGTAAGTATAGAATAGGTCTTACAGGTACTTTAGATGGTACAAAAACACATAAACTAGTATTAGAAGGATTATTTGGCGTTGTTAATAAGGTTATATCTACAAGTGAATTACAAGAAAACAAACAATTAGCCGAATTAAAAATTATATGTTTAGTATTACAACATGACAAAGAAGTAAGGCATATGATGAAAGATAAAAATTATCAAGACGAAATGGATTACTTGGTAAGAAACGAAAAAAGAAACAAATACATTAGAAACTTGGCCTCTAGTTTACAAGGAAATACTTTATGTTTATTTCAATATGTTGAAAAACATGGTGATGAACTTGTAAAAATGATAAAAGAAAAGGCAGAGGATAAAAATGTATTCTATGTACATGGAGGAGTAGAAACAGATGATAGAGAAAAGATTAGAGAAATTACGGAGAAAAGTGACAACGCCATTATTGTTGCTAGTTACGGCACTTTTTCAACCGGAATTAATATACGGAATTTGCATAACATTATTTTTGCTAGTCCTTCTAAATCTCGTATAAGAAATTTACAAAGTATTGGTAGAGGTTTAAGATTAAAGGACAATGATTCAGCTGCGACTTTATATGATATAGCAGATGATATAAGTTATAAAGACAAAGAAAATTATACGTTGGCACATTTTCGTGAACGGATAAATATTTACAGTGGTGAAGATTTTAATTATGAAATACACAATATAGATTTGAAATGATATCAGATGAAGATTTTAGATTTTTGTTAAAAGAAAGTCGTTATGCTAAAAAGGTATTAGAAATAGGTACCGGCACAGGTAAAAGTACAACTGCTTTAATAACCAATAGAGCAGAGGTATATACTATTGATAAAGATAATATATTTGAGTATGTTGGTATAGAAGATTCAATAAACAGATTTCATTGTAAAAGTACCGATTATTGGAAAGAGTATAGTCATTTTGATTTTGATTTTGTATTCGTTGACGGATCAATTGGCGTTTATGATTGTGAAGAAATATTAAAAAGAACTACGGATAATTTTAAAATTGTTTTCCATGATTATTTACCTAACGAAGAAAAATATCCTGGAAAAAATAAAGGTTGGTATAATATGAAAGTTTTTAAAGAAACATCGTTATTAACTTATGATATAACAACAAAAACTGGTGGTACTCATTGTGTATTGGCAGAGCTAAAAAAGGATAAATAATCATATGCACCAAAAGACAGAAAATAATATTAAAATTATTAAGTTGGTGAACGGAGACGATATCGTTTGCGTGGTTGACTTTACTAAAAGACAATTAGATCCTGCAAACAAAACAATCAATATAGAAAAGCCGTTACAAATAAAATACGTACCACAAATAACAGTGCAAGGTTTTAAGGATTATATTGCATTGATTCGTTGGACGGCCTATACTAACGATGAACAAATTACTATACCAAAAGATAAGATAATGACAATTACAAGTGCTAATGATAGTATGAGTAAAAGTTATCTTGGTGTTGTTGATACATACGAAGATATTCCTCTGGCAGACAAAGATATGAAAAAGTCGCAAGTTAAATTTACCACTACAGAGAATAAAGAAATTAATAGAATCTTTGATGATTCAATATATGATGACGATGATGAAGGAACTTTACATTAGAGGAGACCAGTACCTGGAGCTTCTCCCCAAACGGCTACACCGTTCATTATACATAAAATTATCAAAAAGTCAATGCTGATTTCGGCACAAACCGAAATTTTTTTAAGCGGGTGTAGCTCAGTGGTAGAGCGTCTCGTTGCCAACGAGAAGGCCGTCGGTCCGACCCCGATCACCCGCTCCAAAATGCTTAAAACATTGACATTTAAACTGAAAGGTGTTATATTAAGAATATGAGTAAAACAAAAAAAGAACACTATGTTAATAACAAAGAGTTTTTAGAGGCAATGATTAAGTACAGAAAATCCGTACGAAGAGCAAAGAGATTAAAACAAGATAAACCACCAGTAGGAAACTACCTTG